CGTCGTATGCTGTACTGTTTCTGTCCCGTAACCGTGAGGAAGCGGTGTACCTGTTGGCGAAGGCCAAGTTTGCGTACACCCGTTTGCCTGAATGGGTGAAGGAACGTCTTCCTACGCCACGGGTGAACAACGAGCAGCGTATGGCGTTCACAAACCATGCGAGCATCACGAGCCTGCCGTCTCGTAAGGACGCCGCACGAGGCCGTACTACGTCTTTGCTGATTGCAGACGAGTTCGCTTCGCTAGAGGACCAGGAGGAAGCTTGGGCCGCTATGCTGCCCGCCACATCTGTGGGCGGGCAGGCGGTGGTACTTAGCACTGCAAAAGGTTCGGGCGACCTATTCGAAACTTTGTGGAACAAGGCCATGACAAAGGCGATGGATTGGGTTCCGTTGTTTTGGTCGTGGCGTTCTGCGTTTAATCAGGATTGGTACGATCAGAAGGCCCGTGAGTTGTTGCCTTGGCAGTTGGCTCAGGAGCATCCTGATTCTGCTGAGGAAGCGTTCGTCAAGTCTGGCAACGCTGTCTTCGATTTGGAAAAGTTGAAGGGCATGAGGTTGGTTGATCCGCTGGTGGGCGAATTCAATGCCGAGGCGGAAACGTTCAGGGCCGTTAAGGACGGCCCGTTCCGTGTGTGGGAGACGCCTGAACCTAAGGCGTCGTATGTGATTGGAGTGGACATTGCTGAAGGCTTGGAGCATGGAGATAGGTCGGTGGCGGTTGTCTTGCGGGCTGACACAGGTGAGTGTGCTGCCATCTACACCTGCCGTGTGGCGCCCTGGGAGTTTGCGCAAATTGTCGGTGGGCTTGGCCGTTGGTACAACGCCGCCCTGGTCGGACCTGAGCGCAACAACCACGGTCACGCTTTCATTCGTTCACTCGTGGAAGAATCATACTTCCCGATTTTCCGCCACCATCGGGCTACGGCGAGACGTGAGAAAGAAACGGACGAGTTGGGTTGGCTCACCACCCCTAAAACGAAAGCGTATCTGATCAGCGAGTTTGACCAGTTTATGAATGATCACAACATCCCTGACGCCACAACGTTGGCGGAGGCGAAGGTGTACAAGCGGAACGAGCAGGGCAAGATGGGTGGAAGCCCGTTCGATGACCATGTGATGGCGTATGCTATTGCGGTCGAAATGTTGAACCATGCCCATCTGCCACAGTACAGACCGAGGGCGACGGCACCGCCGCCACCCTGGTCTTATGGGTGGTTTGAGAAACGGTTTGGCGGTGAACGCCGCCAGAATCGAAAGATTGGCGACCGTCAACGTGAACGTTCGTTCGTCTAGTAGATAGAGGGATTATGGCTTACTGCGCTGTCGAAGACTGTTTGAAGGACGTGGATAGGGACGGCTTGTGTTTCTCGCACAGGGTTCGGACCCTCATGTTTGCCAAGGGGCATCTCCGCAACAATTTGCATCCAGGCGCTACGATTCGTGAGTCCCAAGCAATCATCAAGGCTGACGCCGCCAAGAACGGCTATGATGCCGTTCCAGTGGACAAGGGATAACGTATGGCTTACGACGACCCACAGGCGAAGACGATCGACTACGGCGACAAGGGCGACGGCCGTCAGAAACGGTTGGAACGTTACCGTAGTCAGATCAAGGCGTCTCAGAAGTGGCGCAAAGATAAGCATGAGGAAGATTGGCGTGATTTCATCAACCTGTACGCCAACGAACATTTCAAGGATCGTATCGGTGAATTCGATGACGACCATCAGGTTTCGATTGGTATTGTGTTCTCTACGATCAACACGATCTATCCGTCCGTGTCGATCGCCCGCCCCAAGATCACTGTCGAAGCCACCCATCCTGATTTGATCGAGCCTGCCGAAACGGTTGAGGCTGTCATCAACTACTGGTGGAGACATTTCGGATTTCAGGACGAGTTTCGTCAAGGTGTGAAAGACTATTTGATTCTCGGCCACGGCTGGTTGAAGACGACGTACCTGTTCGAAGAACAGGAAGTTGCCCGTGACTCGGATGACTTGCAGCAAGAATTGATGCAGAAGTTGACAGAAAAATATACTGCTGTCGCCATGTCGCCAGCGGATGAGGCCCTGTTCCCGTCTGATCAAGAGATTGCTGATCTGCTTCCGACAACGAAGAAACAGGTTCTAGAAGATCACCCTACGGTTGAACGTGTAAGTCCTTTCGACATGTTTGTCGATCCTGACGCTACCCGCCTGTTCGATGCACGGTGGATCGCTCAGCGCATCGCTGTCCCTGCCTCTGAGGTGAAGAACCGTAAGGATTGGTCGGCAAAGCAGCGCAAAGAGATTCTGGCGTCCAAGGGTGACATCAAAGAAGAAGACGGCTTCTACGATGATCAGGTTGACAAAGACGAATCCTACGTCTTTGTCTACGAGCATTACAACCTGGTTGAAGGCACGATCTGCACGTTCACGTTGGATGGTTCAGATGACTTTCTAAAGGACCCTAAGCAGATTCCTTACGAGTTTGGGCATCCGTTTATCATGTTGCGCAACTATGAGGTTCCCGAACGGTTCTACCCGATGGGTGAAATCGAATGCATGGAACCTTTGCAGTTGGAGTTGGACATGACCCGTTCCGCACAGTTGCGGGACCTGTTGAACCATGTCCGCAAGTATGCGTCCCGCAAGGGTACGATGGACCAGGAAAACATTGAACGTCTGGCTACTGGCCGTGACGGCGAAATGATCCTGTTGGAAGAGTCGGCCCCTGACGATGTGACGAAGGCGCTCATCCAGTTGCCTACCATGGATATCCCGCAGCAAACCTATCAGATGTCGGAAATCATTGGCGATGACTTGACCCGTGTTTCTGGCGTGTCGGACTATGCGATGGGTTCCATGCCTGAAATCAGGCGTACGGCGACTGAGGCTGGCATCATTCAGGACTCTGCGAATGCTCGTGCCGCCGACAAGTTGGCACAGATTGAGATTGCGTTGGCGTTTGTGGCCCGCCGTATCTGCCAGTTGGGCCAGCAATACTTGTCGGTCGAACAGGTTGCGAAGATCGTGGGCGAGGACGGGTCTGTGACATGGGTCCAGTTCGACAAAGAGGCGATCCAGGGTGAGTTTGATTTCGAGATTGAGGCTGGAAGCACCCAGCCGCAGAACGAAACGTTCCGCCGCCAGTCCGCTCTACAGTTGATGGATGCCGTGTCGTCACCGCTGTTCGCCCCCCAGCCTAACGCTATGGGGATGATGGTTCCGATCATCGATGCCCGCAAGTTGGCTGAACATGTGTTGCGTTATGGTTTCGGAATCAAAAATGCGCAAGAGTTTTTGGCTCCTGAACCTCCACCACCACCTATCGACCCGATGACAGGGCAGCCCATGATGCCTGGTATGCCGCCAGGGGAGCCTGGCGCACCGCCACCAGGGGAAATGCCCCCTCAGGGTGGCCCACCGCCGCCTGGCGGGGCGCCACCAGGCCCATAGCGTGAACGTTTTAGATGCTAGTAGATAGAAGAACAATCCGAAAAGGAACTCTTACATGTCTTTTACAGAAACAGACGCCTTTGACACGGCTGCCGCAGAGGCGGTATCCGAAGTTGAAGGTGAAGCGCCTGAGGTAGGAGCGGAAACCCCGCCAACCGAGCCAGTCGCAAGCGAAGTTACTTCAACCACCGAGACTACACCCTCAGTGCCTACGGACGAAAAGCCGTGGTGGGAGGATAGGCTTGATGAAACGGTCCTAGTGGGCGACCAGCAAGTCCCTCTAAAGGAATTGCAGCAAGGCTATCTGCGTCAATCCGATTACACTCGGAAGACTCAGGCCCTTGCGGAACGCCAACGTCAGGCTGAGTGGGCTGATAACTTGCAAACGCATCTGCGCAACGACCCTGTAGGTACGTTGAGACAGATGGCTGAGGAATTTAGACTGATTCCACCAGGTCAAGAGGATTACGACCCGTCAGAGGTTGACCCGTACGCCGAAAGGTTCAACGAGGTTGAGCAAAGACTTAACGCTGTGGCGTTGAGAGAGACGGAAGCGTTGATCCGACAGGAAGTTACCGACGTTAAAGCACGTTACACGGATTTTGACGCCGATGAAATCCTGCCCATGATCGCTGAACTAGGTTCGCAAGGTGTAGGTCTGACCATCGAACAAGGATATCATCTTTGGAAAGGTCAGAAAACTACTGCCCGTGAATCTGCGGAGCGTGACGCCAAGGTTCGTGCCGAGGCTGTCGCCGCCGCAGAGGCCGCCAAGCGTTCCCAGGCTGGCACGGTGAGCGGTGGACATTCCCCAGCCGCCCCCGAAGGTGATGATCCCGCACGCTACCGTGGTATGACGTTCGAAGAAATCGCTGACGAGGTATTTGCTGGATGGGATTCATAAATCGAAAGGTGACATTCAATGTCTAACCCGAACTTTGATTCCCTTGTTGCCACTACGTTGAAGAAATACGTGCCAAACATGGCGGACAACGTTTTCAAGCGTTACGCCCTGTTGGATTTCCTGCAAAAGAAGGCCAAGAAGTATTCCGTTAGCGGTTCTACCCTTGTTGTCCCTCTGATGTACGACGTGAACACCACGTTCACCACGTATTCTCGCTACGACACGCTTGACCTGACCCCTCAGGAAGGCATGACGGCGGCCGAGTACCCTTGGAAGCAGGCCGCCGTGTCTGTTGCCATCTCGGGTATTGAGGAAGCGCAGAATAGCAGCAAGGAACAAGTTATCGACCTGTTGAAGGCGAAGACGAAGCAGGCTGAGCGCACTGCGGCTTCCGAATTCAACACGATGTTCTTCACGTCTGATGGTACAGGTAACGGCGGCAAGGATTTCCTTGGTCTGCTAGCACTTGTCGGTGACGCAACCCACGGTCCTGCGACCGTTGGTGGTATCAACGGCAGCACCTTCCCGTATTGGCGTGCCAATATTGACGATCAGGCAATCAACTTGCAGATCGTTGACTTGTGGAACACGTACAACAACTGCACCGCTGGTGGCGGTGACGACGGACCCGACTTCGAAATCACGACTCAGGTGTTGTGGCAGGCATATTCCGATTTGCTACAGCCACAGCAGCGTTTCCAGGATTCGAAGATGGCGGCAGCAGGTTTCCAAAACTTGATGCACGGTGGGGCTCCTGTTACTTGGGATGTTGCTTGCCCTACGGGTGACTGGTACTTCCTGAACTCTGACCATTTGTGGCTTGTAACGGGCCGTGACAAGTGGTTCAGCCCAGGCAAGTTTGTCAACCCTGAGGACAAGGACGCCAAGTACATGCTGATCCTGTCTTACGGCCAGTTGGTTACCGACGAGCGCCGCAAGTTGGGCAAGTTGGCTTCACGTACCGCTCCATAATCTGGACGGTTCTCTATTGAAGGGGAGTGGGAGATTTTCGCTCCCGCTCCCCTTCTGTCATCCTAGGAGAAGGTTTGCAAGTTAAATGGCTGTTACCAACATCAACGACCCTTGGGAATCTGACACCATTGTGCCTGCCCTTTCAACTCCCACAGGGTGCGTGCCCGTGCGCCAGTTGCAACCAGGAGAGGACAGCGATTCTCCTGATGTTGTCCCTGCGCCACCCCGTACCGCTCGGGAAGGCGTGGACACGGGAAAGTGTGTTCGACCTGGCTGCGCAGGGTTGAAACAAAAAGGTTTCCACGAGTGCGCACCGCACCGTCTTCAATCTGACCGCATCCGTGCCGCCCGCCCGACCAAAGCCGAAAAACAGGAACAGAAAGTGGCGGCTGTCGAAAAGGGCTACGAGTTGATCGGCTAACCTATGGCGACTCTTCAAAACATCCGTGATTTCGCCCGTCTGTCATTGCAGACAGACGCCCTAGACCTTCCAGACAGCCTCGTTGACACGTATGCCAACGAGGCACTTGCACGTGTGCTCGGATTGAGAGACGACTGGCCTCACCTTTACAGTGAGGGCACACTGGCGATGGTGTCAGGGACGGGGAACTATACGTTGTCGTCAGGATCGTTCAACCCGATTACGTTTACAACTGTCGAGTCTATTTGGGATGACGCCGTGTTTGGCCGTTCCATGATTCAGATGGATTATCAGGAGGCGGCAGGCCGTTGGATCGGCCCTTCCGCTTCTGTCACAGCAGACCCTAACTGGTTTTCTGTGTATGGCGGCAAAGTTTATCTGTGGCCCAAGCCGAACGCCACCCGTTCACTTCGTGTGGGCGGCTACCGTAGCCCGACCGTGTTGGCTGCCAGCGGTGACATCCCTGACATTCCGACACAGTTCCATGCAGGGATCGAATATGGGGTTGTAGCGATGGCTTACGCCCAGCAGGAAGACGCAGAGTTGGCACAGGTGTGGAAACAGTTTGCCAACGAATCAATCATGGTTGCGATGCGCAACCTGTTCATGAACCGTAGGCATCGTCCGATCATGTTGTTCGGACGTGACCAGATGTGGCGGATGTCACAGAGCGAATGGATCAGGAGAAACGTTTAAGTGGCAGGTAACGCTAAGGTTGCGTTGTCTCGGACAACGTACGCCGCTGATTCCCTAGACGATTTCACATGGGGCCTTGACCTTGGTCCCGTGCAGCAAATCCCTGCCAACGGTGTCGCTCTGGCCAGAGACGTAGATTTTTCTGCCCGTGGCGGATTCACACAGCGCAACGGTATCGTACCTTTCGACTATGCGACCCCTCATGCGGGTGAAAGCACCTACATTTTGGGAACCCACAACAGGGTTGACGACAGCCTACAGCAGGTGCTTGCCATCACCACTACGACAGGTGAAATTTGGTGGAGTGGTGGGGGCGGATGGTTTGCCGTTTCGCCCTCTGGTAAAGGCAACTGGCCTGTCGATGCCCGAGCGGTAACAGGCATCCGTTTCAAGGATGGCGTTTTTGCTTCAACGATGGCCCAATTCTCTGACCGTTCCTACATTCAGAACGGCGCCATTGTTGCGCAACGTTGGAACGGTTATGTGGTCACCAATTTGGGAAACACTTTCAACGACAGCATCACCGCACCCACAGGCGGAAACATGCCTGTTGCCCGCCTTGTCGCCGCTCACCGTGAATACATGTGGGTTGCCTACACGGACGAACATTTCGGCACCTATACCGATCTTCAACCTCGCCGTATCCGCTGGTCGCATCCTGGCCAACCCGAAGATTGGCGCACACAGGATTTCATTGACATTCCGAACGGCAGCATCCGTGCACTGCTACCGTTCCAAGATTTTCTGATGGTGCTCACCGACGACGAAATCTACGGTCTGTACGGTACATCGACCGACGACTTTAGCCTACAGCGCATCTCTGGTGATACGGGTACACAGTGGGCTCGCAGCATTACCCGTGGCCCTGGTCGTGCCTACTGGTGGGATTGGGACAACGGAGTCATGTGCTACGACGGTAAGCGCATCTTCTCGGTGTTTGACAAGTTGTCTGCCGCATTGCAGTCAGGCGAATT